CGGCAATAAGTAGCACGGCTGCCGCGAGTCGCTTAACAGCGATCCTTTGATCGAGTGAACATAATTCCTCCTAATCAAGAGCCTTGAGGCCCTCTGGGGTAATGGCACAGATCATCTGTGCAGATCCAGCGGATCCGATCCGCGTCTTTCCTGTATTGACGATATACCCAGCGGAGCGAAGATCGGAGCATCTTTTCCAGTAGCACCGTGAGCGCCTGATAAGCCCTGATCGGGCTCCTGCTTCTTCATCGGTAAGGTCGTGGTTTCGGTACTCAATGAGCAGAAGCATCGCCTGGGATGTTCGCCTGTGTTTGACGTCTTTAGCGCCTTGAACGCTTGTGGGCTGGTCGGGCTCTCGATGCAATGGTGCATGGAAGAGAGTGCCTTCGTCCCAGTCGTCGGGTCGGATAATTTTGCCTGCCATTAGTGCCTCCGTAGTAGGGATAGAAGGTGACGCTAGAGAAGTTACACGATCGGTGTGACGAAAGTGTGGATCGTGTTTTTCCAAGCCTGCACAATGAGCCGAGGGTTCTGAGCAAAACTCGGGGAGACCTCGACATGGATCCAATAGCCCCCAGGGCCTCCGTTGTTTTCGGCGTCCCATTCTTTCCAGCCTGGCTTTCCGTCACGATTGCAGCGGAAACCGCGTCCGTGTGTTCCCCAGACGTACTGATGGATCTCCTCGATGCCGAGGGCGACGTGGTTGTCGGCAAGCCAGTCACAGATTTCGGTGACGAGTTCTTGCTGGGATTGTTTGTAGCCAGCGTCAAAGGCGCGTCCTGTGCCGTGTACTGAGAGCATTGTTGATCCGCGCATAGGTCGGTAGGCGTAGATTCCGAGGTTCTTGAAGCCCCATTTGGTGCCGAGAATGTCGAGGAGTTTGTGCGCCCCTGGGGTGGCTTTGCCGTTCGCGGTTGCGTCTTTGTTACCGGTGTACGGCATCGCGTTACTTTTTGGAGCTGCTTTAGGCGTTGTCATCTTTTTTTTCTTTCGGCTTGTCTTTGAGGCCATTCCCAGCGAGTAGCCCAATGAGTCCGCCCGAAAGGGTGAGAAGCATCGAGGAAAGAATGTTGATCTGCTGGGCGTCAAGTTCCGCCATTGTCGCGGGCTGGCTCACGAAAAGGAGCCCGTACAAAATTGTGAACACGGAGCCGACGAAAGAAAGCGTTAAGCCACACGCGACGATCATGACGATCCGCGCTTTTATTTCTTCGTTAGTGAGTCTGTTTTCGGGTTTCTTTAGCATTTGCCACCTGTCCCATATTGTGGGGTCTCTGTAGTTGTTGTTGTCTCTAAGACGGTCGCGCTGAGTGCTTTGTTTTTTGTGCGCGGTTCACAGTTGAGGCGTGTGCGGTCTCCGCAAGCGGTAAGAATTGACGCAAACAAAAGCGCCACAAAACTAATCCGCCAGATCACTTGAGCCGTCCTCTGGGGTTGGTGGTAGTTGTGCTATTTCCTCGTCTGTCATGTCGCGCGTTTCGCTAGGCGTACCGTCTGCATAATGCGTCACGATTTGTGGTCTGTTGCTCATTGTCTATGCCTTTCGGTATCCGTAAATTGAGACGTTGCCTGTAAAAGTTGTTGCGCTATTTGTTAGTAAACGTATGCCCGTGTAAGCAGCAACAACGTTATGCGCGTTCATTCCATTAAAACCAAAATACTCACTAGACACACCTGCGCCTTGACCAGTTAATAAGGTTCTTTGCGAAACTTGTGGCCCGCAAATATCCCAAGAACAAGAACCAACAATTAAATTATTAGCGCCAATGTTGCCAGTACCTAAAAAGCCTTGTGTTTGCGTTTGCGCACCGTTATCAAAAGCAACGCCAGTAGCTTTATAGCCTCGCATAGCCCAAAAATAGTCCGCGTTCGTATATGGGGTAGTTCCTGTTAAAAACTGATAGTACAAATCGCCGGTCGCATTCCACGCTAAAGAGTCAACAACAATTCGATAATCGGTATAAGTGTTTGTGAAACAGCCTACGAAATTGACTGCTGTGCTTGACAACGCGCCACCTGTAATGTACACGAGCCCGCTGTTTGCTAGATACGTGTTTGTGTCTGCTGCGGTCAACACTTCGCCAGTAGTAAAAGTTTTTATAGCCATTAGTACCCCAGTCTATTCAAGTCAAGTTTGCCATAAAATAATTCGTCAAGTATTAGATATTGATTCAAGTCTGCTCCCGATAGATAAAAAGTGAACCTTGCGCCCTGTGGTGATGCCGACATAGTGACTCCCTCAATTAGGCATTGGTAGGTAGTGCCGCGAAACTCGACGCGCGTACGCACTCCAGGTATCCGCGCAAAGCTTTGTGTCACGCCAGCAAACTTGTCTAAAAGCATGTCTAGGGTCTGTGCCTCGGCAACACACGAAACCGACGCCAACGCCAACTTGGGCGTCGAATAGTTGTTCAACAGATAATTGGCAAAGTCCAACGCTTGCCCAGTTGTTGCGTTGTTTGTGTTGACGACATAAGTACGCAAAGGAGCTGTCGCGCCTGACAAGGTGACCGTCTGTGTTGCTAGACCGTCTGGCTGCACTTTAACTTGGGTGTAATAGTTGTCGGCGTAACCTTCAAAGGTTATTTGGTCATAACTGGCTGAGACTTCGGGTTGTGGTCTGACGTCGCTGAAATAGTTTTGTGTCGTGTAATTATCAAACGGACTAAGAATTGTGATATCGAAAAGACTGTTATCTTTTGTGTTCCACATTCGCGCATTTGCCGATAAAGCAGTTTTTGCTAACCAGTCTCCCCATGTGCCGTCAATAGTTGCAGCTGCTCCAGCTTGTGTTGATGAACCAACCCAACCGATCGCTAAACCTGTTTGAGTGCCGCAGGTGGTTAATTGGGTGGCAAGTGTTCCAGCTGCCATTGAATAGTTGTTGCCAGCCATACGGCCCAGAGACGCAAAGCTTCCTTCAACTGCAATAGTCAAGAAGTCCGCGTTTCCGACGTTGGAAACGTACGGCATCCCGTACTGAACGGTGATGTCGGAAATACGCCCTACCCACAGCAAGTAAGGCGCTGCTGGGTTTGTGACATTCATTATTTTGATGAAAGTGCCTTGCACGAGTTGGGCAATAGGCGAGGCATACCCAGACGGATATCTAATTTCTATCGTGCCTGTGTTCGCTCGGAGTTGGTCTAGTTGCGCTTGCACACCGATCGTTAAATTAATGTTTTGAACATTGGTAAGCGCGGTGTAGTTAATACTGTCCGTCGAATACGAGACGCTATAACTTTGTAGTCCGAGAGTCATTAGAAAATGTTGCTCGTTCTAATCGGGATGGAGCCGTTCGTGCGCATATAGCTTCTAAGCGCTGCGACCACTGCGTTCGGGTCTCCACCGTTGACGTTAATAGTGATGTTGTTACCCATGTTCGGCATATTGCGCCCAGACAGAGGAATCACAGCCTCGGGGCCTGCCTCGCCGATCATCGCGAGAGTCGGGCCGGTAACGATGCCACCTTCAGCAAGCATTGGGATCCGAGGTATGTCTGGAGGGTTGATTGTCAATTTCGGCCCTGGACCTGGAGGGTCAATAGTGAACTCGAGCAGCTTGTTAATACGGTCGATGATCTGAGTGTTTACGACCGAAATGATGCCGTTCGCGAATGCTTTGCCGATCTCTAGACCGAACTTGCCGAGATCTGAGAACGCTCCTAGAACGGCAGTCACGAGAGATCTTGCTAACTCGAGAGCGAAACCTGCGAGTCCTTTGATTAGATCAGGCCCAATATCTACGAGCCATTTCAGCAGGGCTACTGAAAGTTTTGCTGTCGCTTTGATCAAGAGCGGTATGCCGTCGTTGATGATCCATTTGATCATATCGCCAATGAACTTGCCGAGAGCGGTGAGGGCTTCTGGCCCTGACTCTTTGATCCATGCTGTGAGCTTGTCTTTGAGGAGCGCAAGTTTTTCGCCGAGTAATGGTAAGCCGTCGTTGACGATCCAGTTACCCATTTTAGTCAGAAGGTTCTTGAGCGCTTCGAGAGCGATCGGGATGCCTTCCTTGAGTTTGTCTCCGAGCAACTGAAGCACTCCGCCGAGACCTTTTTCGTCAAAGACTTTTGAGACAGTTTCAAAGGCTGGGATCAAAGTCGTAGTGGCGAAGCCGACGATCTTTTCGAACGCTGGGAGGAGTGCTGTGCCGAGTGTTTCGGATGCCTCACCAAAAGCGTTTTTCAGTCTGTCAAAGCGTCCGACCGCGCTATTAGAAAGTGCTTCCTGGCTTCCTCCAAAGTTTTCGTTCACAGCGTCCATCGCTGCAGCGAAGTCCTTGGACTTGATAATGCTCGCATCGAGTGGGACGCCCAGCTTCTTTAGCGCGCCCATCTGACCTAAAAACCCCTTGGCGAGCGCGGAAGTAGTTGCCTCGAGCGGCTTACCGGTCGCTGCACTAATATCCATCGCACTTTTGAGCAGGTCAAAGGCTTTAGTCGAGTTTCCTGTGGCTCTGACCAGTGTGCCGAGTCCGCTTCTCAGGTCGTCGTCGGCGACGCCAGTAGCCAAGGTCATTGAAGAAATGAGATCCTCAATAGAAGAGATCTGATCGTCAGTGGAGTTTGATGAGTTCTTGAGAGTCTTGGCTAGGACGGCTTGCCCTTGAGCATCTTCTGCAGCTGCTTTGACTGACGCGCCGAGACCTGCTGCTATTGCTGCTCCACCGATGGCTGCGAACTTAGCGACATTTTTGAATACTTTGGTGGCTGAACCGCCGAACCCTCCGATTGCTGAGTTGGCGAGGTCGATGCCTTTGCCGTTGAAGTCGGTAATGATCGGGATGTTGATAGCCATTAGCGCATTTCCTTCTCAACTTTGTCCATGACGTCCTCTACGAGTTTGACTATTCCGCGCTGCACGTCTGGAAGATGTTTGTCCGCTGTGGGCCACAAGATGAAACTTTTTTTGGCGCGTAGGTTCTTGTTGAATGTTTTGCCAGGGTTCGCTTTTCCTGCTACTTCAAAGATTGCGCCTGCTGGGTTCGCCTGCGTTATGTAGATGACACTTGAAGCGTTTTTGCGCGTAGAGGTTTTCAATTTGACGCCTGAGCGGACTTTGCTCACTGACCACGGCAACAACTCGCGCCCATTGTTAGTCCAGAGTTTCGCCATGCCAGAAAGAGGCATCTCTGGGTATTCGGATTTAGCGTCGGCGACAAGTGGCGCTGCAATGTTTTTGGCTTCACGATTGAAGTCTTTGCGATACTCAGGATCTATTTTCCGTAACGAGATGATTGCCTGCTTCGCGCCTTTGATCTCTGATTTCATTTCGATCATCGTTAATCCTTTCGGCGTCTATTAAGCACATCTATCACAGTGTTCAGATCTGTGTAAGTGAACTCGATGGATGGGGGCCAGTAGCCAGTCTCGACAAGTAACTCGGCGAGGCTGCGCCCTACTGATCCCCTTGTGTGGGGTTTGCTGACTCTGTTTCCAAGACTTCAAGGTTGACTAACTTTTTGAGAAAGTCATCCAGAATGACTGGAGGATTATGTCCTTGCTGTTTGGCTGCTTCGTGGGCGAGGTAGCCGAGCATCTCTATCGAGATACCGTTAGCGAGGTCGGACGCTTTGACTTTATATTTCCGCTCGAGCTGCACAAGATGAAAGAGATTAGTTTCGACAACGTAGTCTCCTTCTCCTGTATTGATCTTGATGGATAGTTTCATGGGGTTTCCTTTGCACGGTAAGGGATGGGATTAGGGGGTGATGTCGCGTACCCAGGTACCACCTGAGAACGAAACTTCCATCACTTGGAGTTCGCCCACGGTGTAGGTAATTGGGTAGTTAGCGATCATCGTGTTGGAAATTGTCCACTCTGGGTTATCAGCTGCGATAGCCCCTGAACCTTTTTTTACGACGATAGTTGTTGATCCAAGCCCGATCTGTCCGGCAATGACGCCTTCAACTTCTGATGCGCCGTATGACATATAAAGCGTGATTGTGCCTTCTACGGTCTGAAGGCCTGCAACCATGCGTTCGCCAGTATCGCCGAAAGCGGTGCTAGTGAGTGGGTTGTTGCCGAGAGTAAAACTAATGCTCGAGGCCTGATCGGTGAGATCAACGGTCGCAATTTTTAGCTCTGCCGGTTGTGATAAATAAGTTGTAGTTGCCATGATTTCTCCTATGGGTTTCTTGAGGTTCCCACACGAACGACTAGATCGTATGAGGGGATATCTTGTGATCCGATTGTCGTGACAGAAGGACTCCCCGAGATGAGAGAGATCGCGCTGTTCATGATCGTGTCGGCTGTGGTGATGAGGTAGTCACTAGCGTCGCTGTTGCCTGGGGGCGCTGCAAGGATCCTCACTCCGAAAGTAATTTCGGCGATGTTGCTGTTAAAGCAGGTGAACGTGGGTGGCTCGACAAATACAGTCATCGGTCTAGCGTTGCGTGCATCGGTGACAACTGCCAGCCCGAGTCCCGTGAGCGACGCTACAAGGGTGCTCTGGGCGCTTGCAAAGATGCCACTAGCACTCATGCGACTTGGCTCCGATTAACGCCTAGTAAGCGGTTGATTTGTCCCATCGAGCCGACTGTGCCTGGAATGTTCATTGCTTCAAAACTGGCGAACGAGTCAACGCTTCCGCGTTCACGATAAAGAGCTCCAGCGAGCATGATTGTCCCGAGTTTGACGTCCGCGCCTGGGACGGTAGTAAGCGAGTCAAAATAACCTGCTTCCTTACGTCGCCGAAACGCGAACGCGTTAGCTGCATCCGTGCATGAGCCAACGAAGGCTGTGTCGTTTGCGGTAGCGACACTAATTCCGAGCCAGGCGAGAACGTCGTTCGCGACGATCCATGTGCAGGTCTGAGTCCAAGTGAGCGTCCCAGTCGGGATAGCTGCACTACGTTCCAGATCTGTTCCGGCATCGTAGAAAATAATCTGGTTCCCGATGTAAACGTCGTAATCGAATAGCAGGTCGCCTTCGTCATCAACGCCTTCAAAATAATAAGGGTTGACGGCATAGACGGTATGAGTGCCGTTCAAACCGTGGCCTAAGCCTGCAAGAACGATGCTCTGACCGATGCCGATGTCCGTGTCCTCGAGGGTCTGCACCACGGCGTAGTCGTTTAGTCGCTGGTGGTGAGTGACTGCGAATACTGCCATGGTGCAAACTTTCTCGAGCGGACTTAGTGGATCAGACGAAAGCGGCTTTGATGGTTTTGCTGGTGTCGATGACCTTCGAGGCGAAGTAGCCACGGAAAGCAATTTGACGCGACAACTGAGAAGGCTGTTCGACGCTGATAGCGCCTTTTTGCTGTTCCCAGTTTTCGATTGCTGTCGGATCCATGATGAACATTCCAGCAGAGGTGATGTTGCGGTCAACGACAACGCGGAGACCGAAAGCAAAACCTGAGTCGCCACCTGGGCTGAGTGAACCGAAAGCGTTCATCGGGCCGACCTGTGGGAACAACGGACGATCTGCAGTATCGCTCAAACTGCCCATCAATTTCCAGACGTTTGGAGACACAGCAAGCACTGATGGCAAGTTGCCATTAGAGCCCGTGAGAATGTCTGCTGCTGCTGTGTACATCCACTCAACCCAGTAGGCAGGGTCAGCAATAGATGCGTTTGCGAAGTTGTTGGAGTTTGTGGTTCCTGTGTTCAACTCTGAGCAAGCGACAAGATCCGTGCGGTCGGCGTAAACGCGAGCCATGTCATCGAGCAAAGCGCCGAGGACTTCTGGTTGTGACCAGTCCATTGAGGCTTCGCTGATTTCAACGTAGCCCCCTTGAATTGTTTTTGTGATTTGCACGTCGTCAACTTGGAAAGCTGACGCTGTGATGGTCGTGTTTTGTGTAGCAGTTCCGATTGAGTTGTGGGTTGTTACAACTGGGCGGATAAAGATAGCGCCTGCTTGTGGCATTGCGCGAACGCCAGTTGCGTCGATGAGTGGGCGACGGCCTTGAAAGTTGTTGTAGATCGGAGCGACAATAGGAGTCGGGATAACGCCTGGGATGTCGCTGGTTACAACGTCGGGAGCAGCTGCTCGGATGTTGTCGTTCATTTGTGCAAAGTCGTGACCGCCACGAACGAAAGCTGCAATGTATTCAGAAGCCGATGGCAACTTGAACTCACGGCGAGCCTGTGCGTAGAGAAGTGGACTTGTGGGGGTTGTTGCCGACTCTGCTGACTCGGCCTTGATTGCTTCTGACACTGTTTCCTCCTCAGGGGTGTCTAGGGTTTCTTCTTCTATTTCGCTTTCCTCAGGATCGGCCGAGGCTGCGATTTCTGTGATTACTGCTTCCGAAAAAGCAGGAACCGCGACAAGTGAGAGCTCAATGAGCTGTGCTTTTGACACAACCATGACTCCTGCTTTGTCAAACTTGAATGAGACTGGGTTCGCGCCGACGCTTACCGAGTCATACGCGCCAGCCTTCAAAAGAGCGACCGCGTCTTTTGATGCGCGAGTGTCTGCCAGCGTTGCTTCAAACTCAAGGCCAGCGTCGGAGTCTGCGAGAGCGTTAACGACTCCGCGTAATTGGCTCATGTCGTGGTTCTCTAGAAGTTTTGCTGGTTTCTGAGTTAGGTCAAACGCGCCTCGTAGAAACTTGACGCGCTGACCTCCTGAGACAGTTGCAACAACATCCCAGGGGACGGCGATACCGGCGATACGCGCTGGGCGGTTCTCGTCGCCTGCCTCGGCGATGATGAGATCTAGATCGGCGTGAAAATGGATCATAATTACTCCAGATTATTCGTGGGTGAGAGTGGGTTGACTTCTGTTTCTTGCATGACTGGCTCTGCCATGTCTGGCGCGTAGAGACCAATGTATTCCTCGAGATCGAACTGGCAGTGGCGTCCTCGAGGAAGTACGTCGTCCATAGACAGCCGTTCCTCTATGGCGTGAAGCAATGGGCGCGCCCCAAAAAGGATCAAGTCTTGTCGAGCCTGCTGTGCGTTCGAGTAAGTCATTCCGCTCTGGTCAATGGCGAGCAGGTAGGCAGGAATGTCCATGAGGCGTGAGAGTTCTTTTGTTTGATACTCGCGTCCCTCTACGAGCTGTAGTTTGCTCGGGTCTTGGTCAAAAGATTGGAAAGTCACAAACTCATTGAGAGCGCCGATCGCATTGGAGCGACGATTAGCGGCCCAGGCTGCAGCCATCTCTCCGAGCTCTTCGCCTGACATAGGCTCTCCGCCTTTTTGCTGAAGATATCCTGCCGCGATTTCATTTGAGGCGAAGCGCTCTGCTGACTGATCCAGTTTGAGCGAGATCTGTATGGCGCGACGGCCCGAGTAAACGACGCCGAGGTTGCCGTTGAGGAACTGGATTACGTTGCTCGTGTCGAGTGGGAGACCGTTAAACTCAAGTTCTTCTGCTGGTCCGAACCACTCTGGGGGCTGATTTTGAGGACTTTGAACGAGGTTCGCTGGGAGCCATTGGAAAGTAGCAGGGAAGCCTGTGCTGTAGCGCGAAGTTACCGCCCAGAAAGCGCGACCGTAGAGGATGAGATCCTTCGCGGTTTTTGCCATGATGAAGTTGCGAGTGACCTTAGGGTCGGGCCGTGTCATCCATGACTCGCCCTCCACATAGATCTTCTCGTATTCTTCGCCGTTCCATTGAAGGACGTAGGACTTCATGTCGAGGGTTCCCACCACCGTCGACAGCAGCGAAACCGCGCGAGTGATGGTGGGTACAGATAGTGCAGCTTCTTCAAACGCCCCTACGGTGTAAGAATAAAACTGGCCTATCTGCGACGCGCCAGAAGCAGCTCCTAGTGGGGCGGAGTTATACGCTGGCGCGGTGATCTTTTTACCGAAGAGAGGCATTACCTGGAGTCTCTACCCAGCGTGTAACAAAAGCAAGCACCACGGCAAAAGATAGAAAGTGATCACCTACCGAAGGCGATAGCGGCTCTTGCCTTTTGAGTCGGCTTCGCTACGAGTGCAGCTGCAAAGATCATGCACCTCGCCATAGTGATCGGGCCGCTGCTCTTCTGGCTGCTGATCGTGTACCCAGACTGGGTCTTGACGCCGACCGCTCTGTTGACGTGCTCGAGGAGCATTTGCTCACCGGTATGCACAAGGCGTCCCTCGTTGATGAGCTGACGGATGGTGCTTGTGTGGGTGACAAGTTCGCCATAGCCGACGTCTATTTTTTTCTTGTCTAGATCCATCGGGGCCATCTGGAATAGCGAAGGCGTGAGCGCGATCTGTCGGCAAGTCTTGGCGGACTCGTGAACCTTTTCCCAGCAAGCGCCGAGGGTGTCTGTCACAAACTCGACAGTCACCGCGATCTGTCCTTCGTCGTTGAGCTGTGCGCGCACCCCACAGTAAAGGGACTCATCGATTGAACTGTCCACGCTTAACACGCCCCCCTCTGGCATTACGGAAGTCGTCAATTTGTCAAAGACCCCAGGGTTCAACCACGAGTTAGCGCTCGAGATCCACAAGTTCAAAGACGCTCTCATGAAGGCTGCTTTGTCCACCTGCTCGGACTCATCCACCAAGATCTCGGGATCCAAGGTGTAGCCGATCGCTGGGTTCGCCATCGCCCAATAGCCCTTCTCAACCATCGGGTCGACGCCTGGGGGAACGCTCCACTCGGCGAAGAAAAGTTTAGAGAACTTCTTTTCATCAATAGCGCGGAGCGCTTCCTCTCTGAGTTTGAGCATTGCGTGTGAGTCCTCTGTTCCAGCCGTGCTCCAGCACGACAGAAGCGGAGACTGCATTGCGCGTTGAGAAGGCAGAGCGCCATTGAAAAGAACGTCGGCGGAGATATTCCAGACTTCGTCGGCGACAATGTACGTCGGCGAGAAACCGTGGAACGCTTTCGGTGTTGCAGCTTGGACTAGCCAGCGCGACTCGTCCGGCATTACGACCTCATTGCGACCGTATGACCAGTAAGCCTTCGCGCCAAACTTTGCCTCGAGTAACGGAGCAAGTTGTTCAAAGATCTCCACAGCAAGATCCAACTGGTGAGCGGTAGAGATCACGAGGACGGGCTTGCGACGTCTCATCGGTTCTTTTACCAAGGCCCACAAGATGAAAGCTTTTAGCGCGACGGTTTTGCCGTTCTGCCGAGCGACCGAAACCAGAGAACGCCGACGGACTAGATCACCGTTCTCATCGTGCTCCAGTTGTCCTCGAAGTGCTAACAACTGCCACGGCATGAGATCAATGTTCATCACGTCATGCGCGAGAGCTGCAACTTCGTCTCCGTAACTGCCACATCCCAACAACCCAGACATCAGCCGAGGAGCAATAAGCCCAGGCCCAGGAGCATCAGACACCATCCGCCGAGATCCAGCGACTTCAGGAGCCTTCTCTGCTTTCTGGGATAGATGCATGGA